AGGCAACCACGGCCCACGAAGCCGATACTGGTGGACCGACTGCGAGACCATGACCAAATCTCGGCACGGATATTACTGCCACAACTGCGGCAGGATAATCAAGGCAAAGTACCTGCCAAAGAGGGAGAAATGAGCCACAAGAATCCCAAGTACATCGCCTGGGTAAAACAGAAGCCGTGCTGTGGATGCGGCAACCCGAACGTGGACCCTCACCATGTCATCGGCCTTGGCCTGGGCATTACCGGTGACACCGCCTCGGACATCCACACGATCCCAGTGTGCCGACCGTGCCATCGGGAGATCCACAACGAACCGAACAAGTATCAGCTGCCCCAGGTCCGGTGGTTGATGAAGACCCAGGACCAGGCAATCACCGAGGAAATACTATGAACAGTTACGAGATCCTGAAGCAGCTGAGACAGCTACTCGCCATCACACCTGGTGAGCGCACCAGGGAGATCCTGGAGCAAGCCGTCCGACACATCGAGGGGCAGGACGCCGACATCAGTCACCTACGCGAGGACATCACTGAGCAGGAGATCCCCGATGCCGAGGCTTGATGCCAGGCTCAATCCGCACCTGGACAAGGCGCTAAGATTTTCTTTTCGACTGGGGTTCCTGGTAGGGACCGCGATCGGAATTTTCATCGGTGCAGCGATCACTGCACTGTTAATATAACCCAGTGAGGAAATCACAATGGAAAAAGAAGCAACAGTAGAAACAACCGAAGAAGTTAAGCCCGAGCCAGCAACCCGAAACTCTTACCTGGAATCCCGCAAAGGGGCCAGCCGGTTTTTCAGTGTCGGGTACTACGCCCTACTCGCCGCAGGTCCGGTGACGATGGTGCAGGCACGCTCGTACATCATGGGCAAGGGGTCCAACCCAGCGACCTCGAAGAACGTGCAGAATCATCTGCAGCATTACCTGGCGATCCACAAGCTGATCCAGGACATTCGAGAGGCTCAACCGGCCCAGCCCGAACTCCCTGACCAGAATTACCAGGAATCGGAGATCAGTGAGCTGCGCGATCAGCTTTACCACTACCAGATGAAGCAGATTGCCGAAGACGAGGTGGTCAAGCACACCAAAGCCATCGCCGCCTACGACCGCGAATGAAGTGATCATCAACGGCTACAAACCACTGAACGACTGGTGGGTCCTGGCGGCGATCTGTGTGGTGATGTTCCTCTTCGGGGTCCTCGCTTCCCAGATCCTCAACCCACTGCCCGAGACTGTCCGCGAGATCATGGCCGAGATCACCAGGTGCCACCGCGACACCCAGGAAGTCTGCTCGGTCATCGCCATGCCTGACAGCTCTCACGCCGAGGTCTACCTGCTGTACTCAATGCATGTGAAGTGATACGCTTCGGGGGTCCCTGAGATCCCCGATGCTTGAGCTGCAACTCACATATCCACCGTCTGTAAACGACTACTACACCAAATGGTGCCAGGGCAAATCTGTCCGTGTCGCAGTCGGTAATGCTGGCATGGCCTTCCGTGCCGAAACTCTCCGCTTCAAGCTCGTAGATCTACACAACCCCAAGCCACTCGCCGGTCGCATCTCAATGGAGATCGAACTGTGGAAGCCCGATCGCCGAAAGCGCGACATCGACAACCCACTCAAATGTTTATTTGATGCCTTGACCTACGCCCAGGTCTGGCTCGATGATGAACAGGTCGACTGCCTGCTGATGCACAAGCGCGGAGTCGAAGCACCAGGTAAAACTATCATCACACTACGGGAGATATGACATGCACCGACCACCAAGAAAGCCACAACCGAAACCGGCACCGAAAGACAACATGCCGAAGCCTTTGTCGAACCCGCACAACTACCAAACCAACGGACTGAAAAAGAACCGAAACTTCACACCCATTTGAGGAGACAATAATGATCAACAACCCAGTACCAGCAGGAGCAGCTGACGCACCAGCCAGTCGGCTCACAATCTTAATCAACGATCTGTCCGGTGTACTCAACGGCCTGGAGCGTGCATCACTTCAGTATGAAAACATGCTGCTCAAGATCCGAGGATCTCACCCCGCCACCGAGGCCCCATCACCTGCACCTGGACACCTGGAACAAGCCGAGCCTCCGACCATGACCAGGTTGCAAACGCTCGGCGACAGACTGCAGCAAGTGGCCGACAAACTGAACAACCAGGCCGACGAGTTGAGGGAATATATTTGATGGATGGCCACCCAATGTGTGCAGCCGGTGTCCATGACTACTGCAGGGTCATCGACGGCATAACACACCCAGCACCGGTAGTGTGTAGTCGCTGCGGAAAACCAGCACCAGGCATCCCGCAAACCCTGGTCACCGGCAAGTATGTCTCGGGCAACGGGAGAACTGGGTCATGATGAATCAAGCTGAACGCCGTGCCTGGCTCCACGAGCAGGAAGGCAAGTCGATCAGGCAGCGACTCCTGGCGATGGAACGCCAGCATGAGATAGAGCAGGCCGAAGCCAAGATCCGGTTGATCGCGACCGCAATGGATGTCTACATCTCAACGACGATCATTCCGATAATCTACCAGGGACTGAACCCGAATATGTACTTGCCGAAAGATGACTAAGGACGAACACATAACACGGCACGTTGTATTGCACCAACATCTCGATGAGCTGTTCGCCGACTACATCAGACACCACCCCGACCAGGTGAGGTTCCTCGACATGCCATTCTCGCAGCTCATGAACTGGTCACACCAGCAGACGATCCTGCCGATGGAAGTCAGCCAGGAAGATGCGACCGGAGACATCGAGCCATGAGTAAAGTCCTCGTCACCAGGGCAGAGAGTAACCGCCGCGAGATCTTCGCCCAGCAGTATGTGCTGACGCAGAACGCGACACAATCCTACCTGGAAGCGTACTCGACATTGAAGCGACCGATCCAGGAGAACTCGGCTGCAACTGAAGGCTGGCGACTCCTGAGAAATACTGAGATCCAGGCGAGGATGAAAGAGCTGCGGGTCCTGGGACACGATTCCCTGATGGTCAGCTTCGAGGAGACACTCCAGGAAGTGGGTGGCCTGGCCATGTTCGATCCGAAGGATCTGTTCGATGAAGCAGGCAATGTGCTGCCGATCCACGAGATGCCAATCATTGCCAGGAAGATGGTCCACGAGTTCGAGCAGCTCAGAACTGACAGCACCGACCAGGACGGCAACGTCACCAGCTCCAGGTACGACACCAAGATCAAGTACGGGAAAGACAAGGGCAAGTACCTGGACATGTTGATGAAGTTCTACAATGCCTACCAGGAGCATCAGAACGCCGGTAGCGGCACGATCACGATCCAGCACCTGTACGTTGAGGACACCGCACTGTAATGGCAGCAGCAGCCGAATCCCTGCCCGAGATCAAAGCTGCCGAACTGACTACGGACCAGCAGCACGCCCAGAAGAACCTGGTGGCCGATGCTACTCATGTTGCCCTGGGCGGTGGCTCCCGATCCGGTAAGACATTCCTGTTCATCCGAGCCATCTTGATGCGGATGGGCAAGGAGCCACACAGCCGCCACCTGGTGTGCCGCTTCCGGTTCAACTCTGCCAAGACTGCCTTGGCCCTGGACACGGTCCCGAAGGTGATCAAGCTGTGCTTCCCTGACTGGCCGAGCGCCGAGTCGATGCTCGATAAGACCGACTGGTTCTTCACCATGCCGAACGGGTCCGAGCTGTGGATCACCGGCCTCGATGATGACCTGCGAGTGGAGAAGGTACTGGGCCACGAGTACAGCACCATGTTCTTCAACGAGTGCAGCCAGATACCCTGGAAGTCAGTCGAGACCGCACTGACCAGGCTGGCCCAGAAGACCGAACACCTGAAGCTCAAAGCCTACTACGATCTCAACCCACCATCGAAGCAGCACTGGACCTACAAGCGGTTCATCTCGAAGGTAGATCCACTCACCGGCCACCCAGCCAGGAACGAGTTCGATTACAACTACATGACTATGAACCCGCACGGCAATGCGGCAAACCTCGACCCAGCTTACCTCGGTCAGTTGGAGCAACTCGGAGAAGCAGCCAGGAGAAGATTCCTGCTGGGTCAATTCTCTGATGATTCCGAAGGCGCGTTATGGACCGAAGAGCTACTCGCGCAGAACCGAGTCCTGGGTCAAGTAGGAGGCCAGCAGCTGCCCCAGTGGCTGCGCATTGTCATTGCCGTGGACCCGTCAGGAACCAAGGGACATGAGGACAAGCGATCAGACGAAGTCGGGATCGTTGTCTGCGCCCTTGGTACTGACGGTCATGGGTATCTGCTCGAAGATCTGAGCATCAAGGCACCGCCCGAAGTCTGGGGCCAGATCACTGCCGATGCCTACGACAGACACCAGGCAGATCGCGTCATCGGCGAGGCCAACTATGGTGGTGATATGGTGAGAGCCGTGATCCAGGCCCAGGACAGCAAGCTGCCGTATGAAGCAGTGACAGCGACCAGGTCGAAGCAGGTCAGGGCCGAGCCGATTAGTGCGCTGTACGAGCAGGGTCGAATCCATCACGTTGGCTACTTCCCCGAGATCGAAGAGCAGCTGATGGCGATCACCCAGGCAGGATACACCGGCGTCCTTTCACCTGACCGAGCCGATGCCCTGGTGTGGGGCATGACCGCACTGTTCCCGAAGATGACGAAGAAGGTAGACAAGCCGATGATCGCACCGCGAATCAACGTGGCCCCCAGGTCATCTCGAAGCCATGCGTATGTCGGCAATCCAAACGTGAGGCAGACGACAGCAGCTGCCCGTAAGGCCAGGATCAGACGATGATCATCGGCCACCCAATGACCGAGGAGTTATCAATGATATTACAGCCATTCAACTTCAACCCAGCCGCCATCATGCGAGAGATCGAACACATGCACGCCTGGGACAGATCACCCAGGATCACCCATGAAGGATCGGTGCATGTGGACACCTTCGATACCATCCTGCGAGGACCGATCAACGCAGGCATCGACAGCCTGCCCCAGCTCCACCAACAGGTCGAATGTGAGGACTATGCGATCTCCGCTTTCCCTGACACCAGGGAGCTGGTCGATGACATATACCGGCACGCCAAGGGTACGAAGCTCGGGCGTGTCATCCTTGCCAAGCTGCCACCAGGCAAGGTCGTATTCCCCCACGCCGACGAGGGCCGAGTCCCCGAGACCTACATCCGATACCACGCCATCGTTCAGTCAGGATTCGGCTCCTGGTTTCTGGCTGGGCGAGAGGCGACCAACATGATCACCGGCCAGGTGTGGATCGTCGATGTGTCCCAGGTCCATGCCGTGGTGAATCTCAGTGACGAGGATCGCATCCACCTGATCGTGGACATCCTGTGAGCATCGCCCTGCCCTACGTTAATCAGGACCCCAGGTTCTGGTTGCGCCTGATCATAACCAAACGGTTCTGCAGGAAGAAGCCAGCTGGGGGCGGTACGACTTTCTGGGTCAGCAGCTCAGACTTCAAGGACCCCGACGACCCGACGACCTGGGGAGGCAAGTCATGGTGCAGGGAGTACCGGCCTGGCATGGACGCTGTTGACCACAAACACGACTACCTGGACGCCCACTTCCCCTGCTACCTGGGTGGCCAGCTTCTTGAGGAACGAGTGATGGATATACCCGAGTTTCCATCGATCCCTTTTACTCCCTTATTCAACATCGGGGCCTGGGCAGTCTACTGGCGCAAGAACCGAAAGGAGGAAGATGAATGAGCATTGCCGACGACATTGCCGAACGCTGGCCCGAGGATGACATCCTGCAGATCGATGGATATGACCAGGCGATCATCGGAGTGGGTGAGCGATGCGGACAGCCACCGGTCCTGGTTTATGACGTCGATAAGCTGATGAAGATCCTGCGCGAGGATATGCCCGACGACGACGATGCCCAGGAGTGGTTCGACTTCAACATCGCCGGTGCCTGGTTGGGAGACAAGACGCCGATCCTTCTCACCAGGTGGACGGGACACGATGATACTTGACGAGGCCATCGCTGTGAACGTCCTCGATCCCTGCGCCCACTGTGGTGGCCAGGCCACGATCACGAACAAGGGAAGGCACACCACCGGCCACGGCGAATCGAGCCAGGAGTACTCGCTCGGATGCCACACCAAACCCTGCCTGGTTCAGATCCAGTTCGGTGGTCGAGAGGACATCGAGATCCTCGAAGCCCTGGCCGATGCGATCGAAGCCTGGAACACGAGGTTGGTGTGATCACTTACCAGGTAGAGCAGTACGCCGATGTCATCAACGAGATCACCCCGATGTTCCATGCCCACTACCTGGAGATCGCGACCGACATCGAGGTGAAGCCCCTGGACCCAGACTTCGATCGATACCAGACACTCGAAGACCAGGGATACCTGCGGATCTTCACAGTGCGTGACCAGGACCATGACAACAAGCGCCTTCGTGATGAAGCCGATGCCGACGATCCTGACTGGCCAACCGCCTACGAGGAATCAGAGCGGCTCACCCAGGGCAAACTGATTGGTTACTTCGTGTCGATCGTGATGACCCACCTCCACTACCAGCAGACCACGATGGGCCTGAATGACATCATGTATGTGGACCCAGGCTACCGAGGCAGCACGGTCGGATACCGCATGATGAAGCTGGCCAAAGTGGACCTGAAAAACATTGGCGTTGACATCTTGATAATTCACATGAAATGCGCTTATCCTTTCAGACCTCTGCTCAAAAAACTGGGCTTTCACCTCACCGAAGAAAACTGGGAGTGCGTATTGTAATGCCTGACTACGGATCTAACAGAAAGACAACTGGGGGTGCCAAGATCAAAGACGGCACCGATGGCAACTACGACCAGGGAAAGCTGGGTGGTTTCCGAACCAAGGGCGGGGCCGCGAAAGCTGGACCTGGCCTGGCCAATGATGCCGGTGGTGGCAACAGCCAGTTCAAGGACACCTACAACGATGCCAGTGGCGCAGGTCACGGCGGTGGGTACAAGAAGCCCCGAGCCGGTGACGCTTAATCGTGGCCGAGGTAGATCCTAACTCGTTCGACGAACGGGCCAAGGATGCCCGTAATTGGGAGTACCACTGGGAAGCATCTGCAGCCAAGGAAGATCCGTGGAATCCCAGGTCGAGCATGGGGAAGAGATCCCTGGCTTTGGCAGACGAGAGACAACGGGCAGAGGCAGAGCGCCGAGCCAGGGAAACAGGCGAGACCCAATACCAAACAGACAAGATTATAGCCAACACCGACCGGTTCAAGAAAGCCGCCACCCAGGGCAAGAAACAACGATCATCACGAGCAGCCCGAGGGGTTGCAGCTCAACGACAAATGGCCACCCGAAGATCAGGCAAAGGCAGCGGCCAGGCCACCAAACTATTTGATGCACCACTACGAATGAGGAAATAATCATGGGCGTTACAGCAACACTTATTAGTGCAGGGGTCGGGGCCAAGACGTCACATGACGCCAGGAAGAGCGCCGAGAAGGCATCGCGTCAGGCGTCAGCGGATGCTAAATTAGAAGCCGATGCGGCGAAGAAGGAGCAGGAGGAAGAAGCCAGGAAGCTGGCCGAGTCTACACCCACCGGATCTATGTCAACGTCCAAGCGGATCGCAGCTCAGAAGCAACAGCTGATGCGCCGTGGTGGTACTGGTCGAGGCGGCACCGTACTGTCCAAGTCGAACACCCTGGGCTAACCTCATGATGAACCCGACACTCCTTCGGGATTTCTCGCGAGAGCGGTTCGAGAAGCAGTACCCTGTCCTGAGTTTGTGGCAGGAGCTGGCCGAGAACTTCTACCCCGAGCGCAACGACTTCCTGCGCACCCACTTCATCGGCGAAGAGCTGACCGACAGCCTGGCCAGTTCACAGCCCCTGCTGATTCGCCGTGAGCTTGCCAATAGCCTGGAAGCGATGCTGCGCGATGGCACCTGGTTCAACATCGGGATCGAGGATGAACCGGACCACGCTGGCAAGATGTGGTTGGAGTGGGCCAGCAAGCGCCTGCTGATGATGATGAACCAACGCACGGCCAACTTCCGACGAGCCACGAAGGAGTCGGACAACGACTACATCACCTTCGGCAATTTCGTGATGTCGATCGAGATGAACCGGAAGGCCAACGGCCTGCTGTTTCGGAACTGGCATCTGAAGAATTGCTGCTGGTGGGATGACGACCAGGGCCAGGTAGGTGGCACCTTGCGCAAGGAAGAGATGGAGCTGTTCACGATGGCCCAATATTACGGCAAGGACAAGATGCCGCTGCCACTTCAGAAGAAGCTGGCCAAGCACCCGTTCGAGCAAGTCTGGGTGCATCACTTCGATCTCCCGAGCGAGATGTACGGGGACCCGAAGTACGAGCAGTTCAGCCGAGTCCACCTGTCGATGGAAGTCAACCACGAGACCATCCTGGAGATCGGCGGCTCGAACATCCCCAGGTACATCGTACCCAGATTTCAGACCATCGCTGGATCGCCGTATGCGTACAGCCCAGCGACCGTGATCGGCCTGCCCGATGCCAGGACATTGCAGTCCATGACCCACACGTTGCTCGAAGCAGGGGAGCGACACGCCAGGCCACCGATCATCGCTACCGAGAATGTCATCCGAGGGGATGCGAATCTCTACCCTGATGGCATCACCTTTGTCAGCGAGGACTATGACGAGCGCCTGGGTGCCAGCCTGCGGCCCCTGGTCCAGGACTCCAAGGGCTTCCCGTTCGGCCAGCAGATGCAGGGTGACATCGTCGAGGTCCTGAAATCAGCGTTTTACGTCAATAAAATCAACATGCCTGATGTCGGAAGGGAGATGACAGCCTACGAGGTCAGTGAAAGAATGAAGCAGTTTAGGCGTGAGAATTTACCGCTTTTCTCACCTATCGAACACGAGTACTCCGGTCGGATGTGTGAGCTGGCCTTCGAGGTTGCCATGAGGAATGGCTTCCTGGGATCGCCCGACGATGTGCCTGAATCACTGAAGGGCCGTGACGTCATCTTCAAGTTCGAGTCGCCGCTCACCGAGGCCGATGAAGAGAAGAAGGTCAACCAATTCCAGCTGGTGTCCGAGCTACTAAAAACCGCTGCCGAGGCAGACCCAGCTGTCATGAACAACGTAGACATCAAGATCGCCCTTCGCGATGCAGTCGAGGGATCTGGCGCACCCGAGAAGTGGCTGCGTGGATTGGAGGACGTCGATAAGCTGGAGAAGATCCAGCAGGAACAACAAGCCCAGGCCGCGATGGCGGCACAAAACGAAGAAGAGGTTGCAGCATGACCCCGTATCCCAGAAAGAAAGGTAGAAACCCGCCAAAGCCCAGGCCGAAGAAACCCAGACCAGGGTACTGATGGCCACCAGGCGGCGTGAAGTATTAAAGCACCGCCAGCTCAGTAAGGAAGAGGTCCATGCGATCAAGTCCTGCTGGGCCGGTGAGGCAAATCCAGACCAGCAACGCACAGCGTTGAACCTGGTCATAACCGTGTTCGCTCAGATAAAGCAGACACCCTACCAGCCAGGCGAACCCGACGAGACCAGTTTCCTGACCGGAAGATTCTATGTTGGCCAATCGCTCATGGATGTGATCGAGAAGCCATTCGACATGTTGACAAAAAAAGAGGTAGACCCCAGTGATAAGAAACCATGAAGACATAACCGGAGCCAAGTACCGCCATGCCAATCCAGGTGACCCACCAGCAGACCCAGGCCCAGGCGACCCGCCGCCAGGTGACCCACCCGCCGATCCACCGGCAGACCCGCCAGCAGACCCACCAGGTGAACCCCAGGCAGAGTGGCGAGAGCGCATGGGCGGGTACGCAGCCGAAGGCGAAGACTACACTCCAATCCTCGGTCGCTTCAACGACGAGGAGTCATTCGTTAAAGGCGCGGTCCAGGCCCACGAAAAACTCAGGGCAGGCGAGATCCAACACGGTCTCCCAGAGGGCGCAACCGACGACCAGGTCACGGCGTACCGCGAGGCGAACGGGATACCGTTAGACGGCAAGTACGAGATCACCGGCCAAGCCACCGAGATGGACCTTGAGATGCTGGCACCAGTGATGGAGTACGCCCACGAACACAACATCAGGGGCGAGGATCTCAACGGATTGATCGACGCCTACTTCGGATCTCGCGACAAGTTGATGGAGGACGTCCAGCAGCAAGACGGCCTCGACAAGCAGGAGTTCACCAGGGTCATGAAGGAGACCTGGAAGGGTGACTACGAGACCAACATGAACCGCGCGACCAACCGGTTCAATCTATTACCCGAGGCCGATCGAGACTTCATCAAGGGAGCCAAGATGGAAGACGGCACCGCGCTCACCAACAGCCCATCGTTCATGTCCTGGCTGGTGAATATGGACCGCGAGATCTCGCCGATGGCTCCGCTACCAGGCGCAACCGAGAGTACGCTGAAGGATGCGCTCACTGTTATCACGGAGTCTGAGAAGCGGATGGGTGAGGATCGCCCAGCCTGGTTCAAGGACGTCAAGGCCCAGGAGCTGTACCAGCGTGCGCTGGAGATGCGTGACAAGTACGAGGGAAGCCAGTAAGATAGAGATCCCGCTCGGTTTTTTTCACAGTAGCCAGGCGGGATTCTTGTGTGTATTTGACCCTGGCTTATTACCAGGGTTTTTTTTGCCTGCCGTCCAGGCCCAGAACCACCTCTCGAAGAAACGACGACCCTATATTTTTCTGTTTGCTGGGGTCTTGAATTATTCGGCCACCGTGATCTATCATTCCCTGGACGCTGAGAAAGACCCTTGACCTCAACGAGCCAGCCCCGAACACCACGGCCTACCTGGCAGACCTGACACTAAAGCCTACTCCGACGAAGCGGTTAACTGACTACTAACTTAACCGGAGCAATCTATGGCTGATACAGCCTTTCAAGAAATGTTTCGCCAGGAAGTCGTCATGGGTTTCGAGAAGGCACAAAGCCTGGCTCGACGCACCACTACAATCGAGACTGAAATTAATGGCAACGAAGCCACATTTTTGGTTGCTGATTCTGGTGGAGCGACCGCAACAACTCGTGGCGTGAATGGTGACATTCCAACTCGCCCCGACAACCTGAACCAATTCACTGCCCTCTTGCAGGAGTGGCATGATGTACCGGAACGCACGAGATTCAACATCTATGCGTCCCAGGGTGATGGTCGTCGGATTATGCAAGAGACCTCGATGAAGGTTATCAATCGGAAGATCGATGATGACATCTACACCGAACTCAACACTGCAACACAGACCTGGGGTGGCGCAGCAGCTGCTACCGTAGCATTGGTCTCGACTGCTCGGACGACCCTCGCGAATAACTTCGCGTTGGATGAAGAGCCTTACGCGATCGTAACCCCAGCCTTCTGTGGCCAGCTCATGGGCTTCCAGCAGTTCACTTCAAGCGACTTCGTTAACCTGAAGGGCTTCGAGAATGTAAGTAAATCTCGTGCCTTCAACTGGTACGGCGTCAACTGGATCGTGGACGCAGGACTTCCAGGAACTGGCACCGCTACTGCGGATTGTTTCATGCACGCGAAAGCGGCCATTGGCCATGCGTGTGATATTGAAAACATCCGTACCGAAGTGGGCTACGACAGGAAGAACGACAAGTCGTGGGCGCGGTGTACAACCTTCATGGGAAGCAAGTTATTGCAAGACATTGGCGTGGTCAAGATGACCCACAATGACACTGCTGCTTTCCCTGTCAACACTACCTAATAGGAGGGTAATCATGGCTTACGCAACAGCAGATCTTAACCTCCTTCAAGCCAATGTCGGTCACGCTGGAGGCTCCTTGTGGGCCTACGTCGAGCCTGCCACTGCGCTTGCCACTATCATCGCCGCCGGTTACATCAGTGACGGTCTTGATAAGGGTATGAAGGTAAATGACCTTGTACTCGTCGCTGGACTGACAAGCAACCTGACGAAAGTCACGGTTGTGACAGCAGCTGGCCTCGTAACACTGGTCTAACAGCAGCAACTGGGGGCCGGTCCTTCTCTCCAGAGGGACCGGCCATTTTTGGCCAGCTTGATCACTGGCCCTTTTTACATTGGAGAACCAGTAATGGCAACAGCTAAAAAAGCAGCGGCGAAGACCGCACCTAAAAAGCCAGCACCACCAGCAGTAACTTTGACCCCACACCCTGAAGTGGTGACGGTCAACCCAATCAAACCAGGCGATGTGAAGTTAGCCGACCAGATGCACCAGAACTGGGCCTGCTTCGCACCCGCACATTACACCCAGGAACACCTGGAGACTCCGAAGTTCTGGACCTTCATGGCTCCGAAATTCAAGGACATGGATTCGATCCGCATCACTTCGGAAGATGGATCATGGGTGGCAGTCGGGTACATTCGCCGCAGCCAGACAATGGAAGTCCAGGTCCAGATCAACGACATCATCCAGCTCCAGGAGCAGATGATTGCGAAAGAGATCGAGATCAACGGCTACCTGATCAAGCACTTCGGTTTGATCCGAAAGTTCTGCGTGATCAACAGGGAGACCAAGCAGGTACTGAAGGAGAATTTCCAGACCCAGCTGCAGGCCATGAAATATGTTACCGAGCATATTCAAGTCCAGCAAATGACGGGTTAACTTTATGAGGTAAGGTATGGCTGTTACAAAACTGTCGTTGTATAACGACACGCTGCAACTACTCGGCGAGAGGCGTCTGGCATCGGACACTGAGGATCGAGAGCCACGATACGACCTCGACTCCCTGTACGACAACGGGGGAGTGGACTACTGTCTCGAAATCGTCAAACCCCGATACGCCACTGTGATGACGCAGCTCACCGGTGCGCCACCGGCTGGCGATAGTACGTTCGCCTTCGAGGTGCCACTGGAAGCCGACTTCATCGCCGTGTTCGACGAGATGGATGGCAAGCCTGCCGTCTACCAGGACGGTCGCGAGGAGTCCCCCATTACCCGATTCATCCGTGAAGGGTCGAACCTGCTGATGGATTTCGATACTCCGTTTGTCCGCTATGTGAAACTGCACACTGCCGGTCAGCTGCCGAACATGCCCTTCTCGTTCGGGCGAGTGGTCTCGGCCTACTTCGCGAGAGAGCTGGCCTGGAAGTACGATCCTGATTCCGAAGAAGAGATCCAGACCAAGTTAGAGCAGCGCATCGAGGCATCGCGCGAGATCGAGATCAGCAACCAGCCGACCGCCAGGGGCTTCGCACCAGACGTCCTGACCGACACCCTGCGTGCCATCTACAACGACTGCCTGCAGATCCTGGAGCTGGCCCCGATCGTCAGCAACACCGACGACAGCCTGGCCAAGAACCGGATCTCGATTGCGCTGGACAACGGCCTGGTTGGATCTGTTCTCGAAGACACTTCCTGGAGCTTCGGTCTGCAGTCGGACCAGCTGTTCGCTGATCCGTCGATCAACCCGACCTGGGGCTACGAGTTTGTCTGCGCACTACCGGCTGACATGCACCGGCTCAATGGTGTCTACCAGGACGAGCTGATGCGTACTCCGATCCGTGACTACATCGACCAGATGGATACCGGTGTCGGCGCTCGGCAGATCTTCTCCAGCTACCAGATCATTTACATCGAATATGTGTCGAAGAATTTCTTAACCAACTACACCCAGTGGCCTGACTATTTCAAGCGCCTGGTCGCTGCCAGGATGGCCGTCGATGCGAACATCCCCCAGGGCAACAAGAAGCTGGCTGTCGCCCAGTACACCCAACGGCGCAAGGAAGCGTTCAGCACCAGCGCCATCAACGGGCCACCGAAGACCCTGGCAATGGGCAAGTGGTCGCGCTCCCGCCTCTATCGCGGGAACATGAATCGAGATCGACCATAAATGGCCAGCGCAATTCGCCGTGGCTTCTTCAATAAATTCAACCGTGGAGAAGTCTCCAAGGACGCCTTCGCTCGTGAGGATGTTACTCGCGTAGACAACGCCTGCGAGTCGATGGAGAACTTCGCTCCTGAACGCCTGGGGCCGATGTCATTCCGACCAGGCACCGAGGGGATGAACTCACTCACCTTGAATGTCTCCAACACGATCGACGACGAGACCCTGCTGATCCCGTTCCCGACTTCGATCGACGATCCTGCCCTGCTGGTATTCTCAGTGGCCGGTGGTGCGCCGACGATCCAGTTCATTCGCAGCAACGCCTATCAATTCATTGTTCGCCAGTCGGTCTTGTCCACCTGGGCCGATGGCGACTTTCTCGGTGTGTTCGGAGCAGGCCCGACCGGCGAGTGGGTCAATGCCAGCGTGGGTGGTGCGACTGCCAGCCAGTCCATCAACGGATTGCTACTGACCGGCACCGGCACCGACGAGGGCAAGGTCTGGCAGACCGCAGGGGCCAGCGACAATGGTGAGGCCCATGCCTTCAGATTTGTCGTGGACAAGGGTGAAGTTCTTTGCCAGATCGGCACCGGTGGTGTGGACAGCGCGAACTTGTTCGAGGCCCAATTACAGATGGGCTACCATCACATCGAGGTGGTGCTGCCGACTGCGGGGTCACCGGATCTCACGGTCACTCTCTCAAGCTCCCATATCCGCGAGGCCAGGTTGCTTGAAGCCGAGTTGCTCGGGGACGTCAACACATCCATTCCCCTGGAGACAGCTCTTAGAATCCCCATCCTGGGCAACACCGCCAACCGCTTCAAGATCCTGCGCTCACTGCGCAAAGCCCAGTCGGCTGACGTCATGTACTTCGCTGGTGGCCGTGACATCGATACTGATGTCGGTGGCTGGATTCCCTTCGAGGTGAAGCGGTGGAACGCAACCAGCTTTTCAGTGCAGAGATTCGTCAGTATCTTTGGACCCTACGACTTTCTCAATATCAGCAACGTCACGATGGAACCCCAGGGATCGATCGACGGCAACATGACCGTGGCCCCATCGCGTCCGTTCTTCGAGGCGTCTGCACCAGGCTTCGGCTTCGGCGACCTGAACTACGGCTTCGGCACGCTCTTGAAGATCGCGGTCAATGGCCAGATCCAGAACGTCACCGGCTCCGCAAACGGAACGTCAACCAGCGGCGTGTTCGTGTTCGGTACGGGCGATTCCCGAAAGTTCACCATCGCGATCACGGCGACTACCGGCACCTTTGTCGCGGTCGAGCTGCAGAAATCATTCGACGAGATCACCTGGCAAACCGTCAAGGTCTTGACCGGTGGTGACCAGACCGAAGTCTACAATGACGAACTCGATGCCGCCGAGATCTTCTATCGCCTGTCGATCACCGACAACACCGGCTTGACCACCACCACCCTGGAGATCTCCTACGATTACGGCACACTCGAGTCCCAGGGGCGCATCGTCGAGAACGACACCAACACCGATGTCGAGGTCGAGTGGTTCATTCCCTTCAACGGGCCGGTCAGTGTCGAATATCCTGACTGGTTCATCGGGTCCTGGGGCGGCAAGAATCCCATGCCGAGTGCCGTGGCATTTCACGAAGGCCGGTTGTGGTTTGCTGGCTTCAATAACGTCTGGGGGTCGGAGTCGGATTTCTACGAATCTTTTGACACCCTGCTTGAGGGCGCGAGTGCGTCGATCAGGCGAACCATCGGGTTTGGCGCTGCCGAGAAGATTCACTGGTTAGCCCCTTCGGCCAGGCTGGTGGCAGGTACAGCGACCGCAGAGATCGACATCCGATCCTCCGCTTTCGGCGAGGTACTCACCCCCGAGAATACCAACCTGAAAGCAGGGTCGGATCTCGGTACTGCCGACATCGAACCGATCGTACTCGACAACGAGGTCATCTTCCTGCAGCGTGGTGCCAACAAGATCATCGGCATCGACTTCAGCGTGAACACCGAGAAGCACGCTGTCGAGGATTTCAATATGCTCAACCAGGACATCCTGATGGATGGCGGCGGTGTGCTGCAGATCGTCGCCGCGCGGAACCCCGAGACCAGGATCTACGCCGTGATGGTGGACGGCACCCTGCGTGTCCTGCTACGCGACATCCCCGAGGGGATACTCGGGTGGTCCCGCATGACGATTCGTGACGAGGCTGGCGTACAGGTCAACGTGGTGTCGGCTGCGGTACTGCCTGGTGAGGTTGAGGATCAGATTTACCTCTCGACCGACACATCGCAGATCCTGCGCTTCGCGTCTTTCAGTGAGGCCAAGGGTGCCAGTAAATCCCTGCACTTCGACAACTACCTGTTCTTCACTTCACCTGGTACGACGATCGCGTTACCGGCGACAGCTGGGTTCACCAACGGCGACACCGTGGGTGTCTGGGTGGATGGCGTGGATGACGGCGACTATGTGGTAGCCGCGCAACAGATCACCAGCGTTACAGCTGGCACCAATGTCACCGTGGGATTCCGATACGAGGCAACGTACCTGTCGAACAAGCTGACCGACTACGAAGACATCGGGGTCCTGGGCCAGCGCAAACGAATCATCAACACCGGCCTATTGATGCGCAATTATGTGCAGGGGGTCGTGACCATCGGCACCGCGCTCGATAACCTGGATAACATGCCAGCCATCGAAGCCGGTAAAGCGGTAGTGGCTGGCACTGCCGATTATGATTTCTTCCCGTTCACTTACAACGGGTCCAGCACGACCGATCCCAGGATCGCCATAAAAGCAACCGGACCAGTTAAGATCCTGGCCTACGGTTTTGACGTTAAAGACACCGCGAGTAAGTCTCGCCAGGCAGGAGGATAAGATGGGCGTGTGGGATTGGGCAAAGGGTAACCAAAGCAACATAATGGGAGGCGGGAGCGCGGCTCTCGACTTCTTCAGTCAGTACAACAACAGCAAGGTTGAGAAGGCCCAGGGCAAACTCAACGCTGTGCTGGGTGAGCTTGAAGCCGACTCGCTTCGACGCAAGGCCACTATGTCCGAGAACCAGGGCGTTCACGCTGCCGAGGCCGAGAAGTACAAAGGCCGTGTGGCGCACTCCGATGCCACCGCCGCGATGGCTTCTGGTGGTGGGACCGTGGACCCCGAGATGCTGGCACGGATCAAGCAGCGTGCCGACTACAATGCGATGTCGGCGGTATACGATGCCAGGACAGTCGCGTCAGGACTACGACAGCAAGCCTCGATGGCCAGCATCAAGGGTCGGTTTGACTCGGCGATGTCTGGCGTCAAGGCCGATGACATGATGGCCGGTGCCGTCACCACGGCCTTAACCGACTGGCCGAAGAGCTGGTCACAGTCGCCGAAGCCACCAGGGGCAGGCGCGAAATCAACTTACGGTGTCGGCACCATGCGTAAATCAAACAATAAAAGCCTCGGCGGCAAAGGCTATGTAGGGGGCTTCTAATGGCTGTCATCCCAAAAGCAGATTCGATCGGGCTGAGATCTCCGACACAAACCGGCGCGGCCCTCAAGACCCCGAAGCTGGAACTCCATCGAGGCACCGCCGGTGCAGTCGCTGCGGCCAACCTGCGCAAGCAGCAGCAGGCGCTGGACTCCGAGGAATTGTCGAAAGCCCAGGTGCAGTATCAGCTTGCCCAGATCTCCGAGATCGAGAAGTTCGAGGAAGACGACGACATCGATACGGCCCACGACAAGTACGGCGCTGCTATTGATGAGCAGCTGGCGAAGGCTGGCCAGAACATCACCAACACCGGTGTGCGGGAACTGTTCATGGAGAAGGGATCGGTGGTCGCCGCCGAGAGCAAGGCCAAGGTCAACGCGAAGCAATTCGGCAAGGTCAAGGACCGTGAGCGCGGCTACGCCGCCAACTATTTTTCCGTGATTGTGGACGGTGCCAAGAACCTGGAATACGGGGACCCTGCTACTGCGGCAGTTGCCCTGCGAATGTCTGCCGACTCGATGGTCGAGCGAAACATAATGACTCGCGTGGAAGCCGAGAAGGCCCTAACCACGGCCAACGATGACATTGCCCTTGGCCGACTGACGTCCATGCCTGCACATCTCCAGCTGGAGATCTTGAACAACATGGAAGGCGACAACGCCTGGGCCAAGCGAGTGAAGCCCGAGGTCCAGAAAGTTCTGAAGGCCAAGGCCGAGATCGAGCTTGCCGACACGATGGCGATGGACTTCGCCTTCGAGCTGGTCAACCAGGAACACCCACCGGATCGCTACCAGGCCAGCCTGCAGATTTATGCTGCGTTCAAGGACGCGCCCGACTACCTGCGCGACAACCTGGTTAAGAACGCGCAGATCGAGTACGGCAACCTCATGACCAACAGGAAGATGGCCAGCACCCAGAAGAAACTGGACACCTACGACAACATCGACCTGAAGGCGCGAGATCCGCAAAGCGGTCTCACCCTGGCGCAGCTCAACAACAAGGAAGGCCCGTACTGGGAGCAGTGGAACGACATGGACCCGTCACAGCGCAACAACATCGAGACCTACCTGCACGCCAAGGCGACCGGCAAGCCGATCGTCACCGACCGTGTTACTTACCTGACCCTGCGCCAGAAGTTCGGTGCTGGCCCAGATGCGCGTGGAGATGCCATCGATTACTTCCTGGCCAACCACGGAAAGCTGTCGGACACCGACTTCAAGTTCTGGGACAAGGAGCTGATCAGAGGCGAACCCACCGGCATGTTCGATGCCCAGACTCGAATCCTGAAGGAGACCGAGAAGTGGAACTGGAAGGACCGTTCCGACATTCTCACCGGACTCGAACGCTGGTACACCGGATTCCAGCAAACCCACGATGGCGCACACCCGACCGACCAGCAGGTTACCGAGCAGATCAAGGTCTCGATCGACAAGAAAGCATCGGGGATCTCCACGCTGACAATCCCATTTACTGACTATACCTTCGAGTGGGAATCCGACGAGGAATATCCGTACAGCAAAGACGCCGACCAGCTGATCGATACTTTCGAGATGCACCTGGCCGACACCGACAATCCCACTGCCGTGAAGGAGTTCCTGGATGGGCGTGATCCAAAGCAGCAATCCGAGATCCGCTATGGCTACATGAAGCGCAGGGACACGGAGCTTGTCAACGACATCATCGGTGGGTTGAACGCCAAGGGCGTCCCCTGGAGTATGGACCAGGTCCAGGAAGCGTTCGCGAATCTCTACGGTACACCGGAACGTATCGAGAAGAGAAGGAAAGCAGCGGAGTAGTCAATGGCTTTATCCGCAGCAGAACAAGAGTTTCTGGATTCCAGCTTCGCTCCACCACCCCTGGCTGAAAAGAAGGAAGACGGGGGGCTGTCGTACAAGGAAAAGCAGATGCTTGGGTGGGACGACATCCCAGACCAGACTCCAACCGAGTCTTACGAAGAGTCCATCGACAAAGCATCCCGCAACGATCCTGACAAACTGATCGAGGCAATTGCGCTCGAACAGAAAACCAACATCCCTGCTGGTCTCATCGAGGAAGATCCCGAGGAAGCCAGGCGTCAAGCCTGGGTGAAGGACCAGGGCCTGGGCCTGGAAGATGACACACCAGCCACCACCAAGTGGTTATCCGACCCCAAAAATGCAACCGTGGCCAAGGACGACTACTCGAACCTCAGAGAGATCGAGCGGCTCACCAGGCAGCAGGAAGCCTACAGCGGGATGGACGCAGCGAATCTCGGTAATATCCTGGAAGCCTGGGCGATCGGCATGGCCAAGATGGGACCGCAGCTGATGTATGGGTTGATGTCGAACCCAGACGACCCTGGCATCAAGACACAGCAGCTCATGATGAAGCAGGCGATCGAGCGCGGCGACCAGGATCTGATCGACGAGCTTGAAGCAAGCAAGGCCGACTTCGATGAGCGCATGGCCGACATGAAAGAGTACATCGAGGAAGCCAGCGAAATGCAGGCCGATCTCACACCCCAGGGAGATTTTATCGCCGAGGTTATCCACGGCGGCGGCACGATGGCGCTCGATCTCGCACCAGGCATGATTGCCTCGGCACTAAGCAGGGGACGGATCAACCCGACCCTGCCATTCCTGACCACCAAGGTATTTGCCGAATCACAATTTGAGGCCCTGGGAGAAGGCCGCACTTTCCACCAGGCCACCAACTACGCTGCTGGCCAGGCGGGGATCGAATACATCATGGAGAAGATCCCAACCAAACAGCTTGAGAGAATCGTGGGGGACCTGGGTGGTACGGGCAATGTGCGCGGCACCCTGAAGAGATGGTTCGCGACTGAAGCCTTAACCGAGCAAGGTGCCGAGCTTGCCCAGTCGATTCATTCCTACATCTACGACCTCGACGAGGAAATGGCCAACGCCTCTTCCTGGGGTGAGCGCCTGGAGATCCAGTCTCGTCGCCAGGCCGTGGTCCTGTTTTCTACCATCATCGGTGGGGGCGGGGTATCCACTGCTGTCCACGGACTCGACAGGGTCGTGGGCCGCAAGCAACGAGCCAACCGCGAGGCGATGAAGGCAGCGTTCGGACGGACCACATCCGAGCAGTCCCAGGATGGCCTGGACAAACTATTCAGCCTGGCGCAATCGAGTGCGACCAACGAGCGCGATGCGTCTTACCTGGAAGACCATATCAACGAGGTGGTCCCTGATGGGGTGATCTACATTTCCGCTGACGCCGTCGACGCAATGGACGATGTGCCTGACTACATCGCCGCCCAGCTCGACGGGTCCAGGGCCGATGTTGTGGTCCCGCTGTCCAGGTTCGTTCGAGACTTCGCCAGCGATGGGGACAAGCTCAACGAGGTGCGCCGGTACATCAAAACCGCTGCCCACTTGCAGACCCTGGAGGATCTCGAAGCCAATACCGACTCGACGTATATCAAGCGGGTTATCGAAGAAGCGGCCAAGGCCCAGGACACCAAGGCCGAGGCCGACCGGATCTACGATGAGATCGTCGAGCAACTGATTGCCACTGGCCGACAAAGCCCCCTGACTTCACGCCAGAGCGCCCAGCTGGTCCCAGCCATGATCACCACCCAATACGAAGAGCTGAAGAAGATGGGCCGCACCAACGAGGACGGCTCCGAGATCACAGTGGCGCAGCTGTACGAGGATATGGGCCTGAAGATCGTCGGCCCTGCCGCTGAAGTCACCAGCAAGGAGTTCACCAACCAGCCCCAGGTCGATCGCGAGTATGCCGAGGCCGTGGCCAAGGGTTTGCCGATGGACCAGATCGCCAGGCTGACCAGGGCGCAGGACATGGGCTACGACATCGAGCAGGTTTACTATCACGGATCGCCGCACGACCCTGGGGTTGGAATTACTGAGTTCCAGGGTACTGAGGGGGTGGGGTGGTTTTCGACCAACAAGGAAGATGCGAACGCCTTCGCCCAGGACGGTGCGGTGTACCCTGTGTACTTGAAGCTGGAAAATCCGCTCACTGAAGACACGCCAGGCTTTCGGGAAATATGGGATGAGGTCGACGCCAAGGTTGACCAGGACATCAAGGATAGGTACGGCGATGACATCACCGGACTGTCCGAAGAATTTAGGCTTGGCAGGTACTCCCATTACCTAAAGCAAAAAGGATTTGACGGCATCCTCTCCCAGGGAGGGGAGCTGACTGCGGAAGGCTTTACTGTCAATGTGTTCAGCCAGGACCAGGTGCGCTCGGTCAATGCCGCCTTCGACCCAGACTTTTCTGACAGCCCGAGGGTTCTCAGTCAACAGAATTTCAGTAATATCAACATCACCGAAACCGTGGCCGACGAAGCAGGTAACATAGTCGAGGTCACTCAGTCGGCCCAGGTGCTGTGGGAAGAACAACTCCAGCGCACCGAGGCCCTGGAAAATCTAAGAGGATGTGTCAATGGTTAAGCGAGTCACCCAGCTGGATCTTCAGCGAGTCGTGCAGAAGGGCGCGAGAATAGATCGCATCCCTGCCCTGGTTGAGATCCCCGAGATGGTCAAGCTGTTCGAGCATTTCCACAAAATGAAGCACGAACACGCCCAGCGCCATGAAGCGAACTTCGAGAAGAAGCTGGCCGCGATGGCCGCGATCGTGAAGGCCATCGAGAAGGCGGCGGCACAATCAGCCAAGTCACCGGCACCGGCGAAGCCGATCGACCTGGCACCGATCATGAAATTGATTGGCGACATTCGCAAGGAACACCAGGCGTTCGCACTCAAGATGGCCGAACGTCCTGAAGCCGAGGAACATGAACCGTGTGACTACAAGCTCACCGGCAAGCGAGACCAGCGTGGTCTGATCGACCTGGAAGCAGGTCTAACCTTCACCGCTGTGACGAGGTAAACGTGGAGACTGACGATGAAATTAATAAAGTTGTCTGAAGCCCCGAAAATAATCCAGCTCATTGTAGCTGCTGGCGCACTTGCCGTGGCGATGGCCGCGATCATGGTCCCGACCGTGTGGGCATTGGATACCCGATATGTCACTGCGGCATCGGTCGAACAATCATTTATCAGTCGGGACATCCGTGATGTCAGGCGCATGATTCGCAAGCTGGAGTGGCTGGAGAAGCACGGCAAAATCTCCGCTGCAGAGGAATGGGATCTGGAAGGACTGAGAATCGAACTTGAGGAATTGCAAGATGAACAAGAAGCGGTTAAGTAAATTCATTATCGTTCTGCTGTTTACTGGCAGTGCGTTTGCCAATGGCGATCACACGCCACCGGCACCGCCGCCTGTGGTCACGACCACCAACGTCACCAACGTCACCAACAACCACGGGGTGGACGGCAATAAGTTTCATTCGTATGTCGCAGCTGAAATGGCAGCTGATGCGATCCACTGCACCACCAGCTCCAGGAAGCACCAGATGGGTGTCGGCCTGGGGAACAGTGATGGGCATAATGGATTCGCCGCTGGTTACTGCCACAGCATCGAGATCAAGGGCCAGCCGGTCATGCTCGGCGTCAAGGCGACCACGGCCACCGATACGAAACCAACTTACAGCGTGGGGATGAACTGGACCTTTTGATGAACGAAGCCGCCAAAGATTACAAGGAAGAATCCGTGGTTCCAGATCCGACCTGGGCTGAACGCCTGGTCACCTGGTTCAAGCTGATGAATGGACTGAGGAAAACCATTCTGGCTTTGCTGGCGATCGGTGTGGTTGGTGTCGGTGGAAACATTGCCGAGATCAATCCCTGGAAGGAAGCCGCCATCGAAGTTGGCCTGGTCGAGCCTGACGAGATCCCTGAGATCCAGGGAGATGTCGCCGAACACGCCCACGCGCTCCAGGAGCATACCCACCCTGAGAGTCCCCACACGCACGCTGACAAGGCGCACGATCATCCTGTCATCGAGCATAGTCACGAAGGGTCCGCTCCTGCTGGCGTGATGCCTGCTGCGACCCTGGCCGCAATTCAAGCTGAGATTCAGAAGCTGCTGCCACCGAATCACCGGAGTCTTCACTAATGACGGCCTACGCAGTCCAGGAAAACCCAACTTCTTTTACCGGTCTCG